AACCCGGAAGAATACGTCCGCCGCCGCCGCCAGCGCCTTTCCAGTTGACTTCTTTGCCGAAAGGCCCGAAAACGTTGTTGCCATTACTGCCGGATGAACCGGGACCACCACCGGCACCACCGACACTTCCAGTTGCGTTTTCTGCAATACCGCCTACACCACCACCAGAGCCTCCGCCACCGCCAGACAAGCCGCCACCACCACACGCGCCACCACCACCGCCTCCAGCGATATAACTGTTATTTGTAATGGTGCAAGCAACGCCGATAGAAATGGCGGAACCACCCGCCGACCCGTTACCTGTGCTTCCCGATGTTGTGCCACCAGCGCCGCCCATCCCCATGATGTAGCCATTATTGACAAGAGTTACACCGCCGGGCCAAGAACCGTTAATAGTCAAACCAGCCGTTCCGGTCGATGTGGAGTAAATATAAACACCAGCACCAATCGTAATTGTTGCTGAAGATGACCCATTCCATCCGTTTGCTAAAGCCCAAGTGCGAAGATTAAGGTTGGTTTGATTTGATGAAATTGTTGCAGAAAATGAAGGCGATGTGGCTCGTTTGCCGTAAAACTGATCGAACCCCAAATTGGTGCTTGAAAACGTGCCGGAACCGCCTGCATCGGTATACCAAACAGTTCCTCGATAAGAGCCTAAATCATTGCCGCGACCAAACTCAGCGTTGATCGCCTGCATGGATAGTGGGCCTGATGATGGTAATGTCATTGAGTCTCCTACATCGAGCCATAGGCTGTCATATTGCCAAGGGCTGTAATGTTTCCGCTGGAATCAATTTTAGCCACAGCAGTCCCGGAAACCTTGAAATAAAGAACCCCTGCAGTTTCTTCGATTGTGAATGTGCTTGTGGAGCCAGCGGGAACACCAAGATTTGCTCTTGCGGCAGATGCTGTTGCCGCCCCTGTGCCGCCATTCGCAACAGGAACGGCATTTACCAAGCCATCGGTCGCATCAAGTTGACCGCTAGAGTTTAAGTTGTTGGCTAATTGAGAGAGATTAAAAGCCTGTGTCATAGTGTTCCTTTAAGCCGCGCCTATTCTCGCAAAAGTTTGTTGATTGAGCAAGGTAATGTTGTTGTCAAAAGGAGTTGTTAAAACCCAACTAGCCGCACTTGCCGTGTAGTCATAGCCGGAACCTTTTGTAAGCAGGCATCCGTTTGCATAAACCTCCATGGAAAGCGGATTGCTGTTAAATGGGTAGGTTGATTGAGATGCCACAGAATAGGCTGGATTGTTTGCAATATTGCTTGCAGGGACAGCCAAGTTATTCGGGGAAAACTGAATCACAGTCAGCCTGCCTGTCATGCTTGATGGAAATCCATCTAAAGCATTTGTTGTAATATTTACGTTGTAATCAATTTCGCTGATTTGAACGCCATTTACAAATATAAATTCAAAACCATTTCTGATTTCGTATTCAGTTGGCAAGAAACTTGTGATGGATGAAACATCCTGATCGTATCTTGTAAATGGAGCATAGTCAGCGCCAGCAGACCTATGACGATAAATTGAAAGTCCTGCTGTTGCGCCAGAAATTGAGCCTGTAAATGTAATGACTTTTGTTGATTGATTAACAGAGGCAACCGTGTATAAAGATGGCGACCCTGTGTCAGAAAAAGACAGCACATCCCCTGCAATCACCTGATTCCAAGGCAAACCAGAATAAGTCACCGTATTAGAGCCGCTTGAAGCAATCTGAATGTTCAATGGTTCGTAATATTCGCTTGTGCTGTTGCCTCTCATGTAGATGATGACAATCTTTTCTCCGGCTGCGCAGGCTGTGTTCATCACAACTGTTGTGCCGGTTTCACTATATTCTGATGGGTCAAGAAGCTCCCCATTGCGGAACACAAGAATCCAGCCAACAGTATGAGTAAAGCTAAAACTTGTTTGACCTGCTGATGCGTTAAACACCTGCTCCGTGTAATAAAAATTGTCTGCCTCAGTAAATCCAACAACCCTTCCATAAATGTCAATGGTCAATGTGGCGGCATTAAATGATTTTGAATATACGCCAGCACCAAAGTTCAAGAAATCATGCAGGTTGACTTTCATCGAGCCATCGGTATTGTTGGTAACAGCAAGAAAACCATCATTCACGTTGTTGCCTGTTGCGCCAGCAATTGTCACTTGTCCGGTTCTTGCGTCAAGGTCAATGAAACTTTGAATTGAACCGATTGGGTCAAGTAGACCAGACCATTGAGTTGGGTCATAAACAGACGTATTCAACGGAACAAATGCTCCGCCAAGATTTAGATACCCGGCACTTCCAACGTCAAAACTGAACTTTCTGTTTTGACGACTTGCATAAAGCAAATAGTTTGAAGTTCCAAAATTAGATGATGCCTCATACCATGTGTAAAGAGCAGGATTTATTCCTGCGTTTGCGGTATCGTTGTTGTAGATGCCAAAATAAGCCTTACCCCGAGGGTTGTAGCTAAACCCACTTGTTCCATCAGCATTATCCGCGTATGCAATTCCAAGCCATCTCTTGCTGAATTGGAAGGTCATTGGCCTCCACTTGAATACAGCAGAAGAAGGCGAAAAATCACTTGAACCAAGAGCGTTAGAGTATTTGACAGAAAAATACCAATCGCCTTGAGGTATATTGTTCAAAGTGACCACATCCATCAATGCCGATGGATTGTATGGATTGCCACCCGGATTGATAGCTGTTATGCCAGCAAAAAATCTTTGAGACAGGGATGGTGATGCGTATGCAGAATAATAGACTTCTGCATATTGAACAATGCCATTGCTTGCAGCAGTTACAGAAACACCAAAAGAAGGCACAGGCGCTGTTGCTTGAATTACTGTGATTGATGGAGCATATAAAGTTCCGAACCCAAGCGGAGAACCAATGCCTGTGTTGGGAGAGGGTGTGAACTGCGTAATGTTCTTGTCATCATAAACTGCTGGATTGAATTCCATCAATGACAATGATGCGGTGATTTGACCATCATCGCTAAATTTTTCGGTCACTTGAGAAATACGGAACAACTTAGCTGTCCAGCCATAACTCACATTTGTCACGGTAACAATATCACCCGCCTCAAGCTGAATGCCGCTGAAATCAACATCCACTTTGATTTGCAGGTCTTCTCTTGCGGCCTCAAGGAATCGGTTGGCAAGGTATTGAGCGCGAACGCTATTGTTTACCAATGGCAAGCTAATGGTTTGCTTGTTAACTGGTTCATTTGGATAAAGCAGCGATGGATTGATTTGAGCTAAATCAAAGGTAGAGCTATTGAAAGCGTCTTGCGCGGAACTGTCAGGAAATTTAACTTCTGCAATGTTGTAGCTTGATGCCAAGTCAATTGGTGAAACTTGAATAGCTGACACCATATTTGAGTTGTTAATGTCCATTGCAACCGTATATGTTGGCTTCTGAACGATCACTCCCCATTGACCGGTGATTTCGTTGTATTTAATCAGGCAATCACAGCATGAAGCCATGGATTGCATATTGACCATAATAGTATTTGACGTTTCCAAAGCGCCATCAAATCTAAATCTAGTCTGAGTAGCCGTTCCACCGGAATATGGCGTATATGTGAATGATTCGTCGCCATACGCGCTCAACTCATCCAACGAATCAGTATTGATTTGAGACAAGCTCAAAGCAGCGCCATACCTTGTTGATTGCAAATAATCAAGGAAACATTCGCCTGTTTTGTGTCGGCTATTGGTCAACTGGAACTTGGTTTGCTGAATGCCGGTCAAGTTGGCCTGTTGGTTGTATGTGATGTTTATGATGGCAAACGCAACATTGCTCATCAGCTTGGTTGAATCCCATGTGTAAACCAAACCACTTGTTTGCATGATTTGGATTGCCGTTTGAGATGTATTGACCCCAGACGATGAGCCATTGCTAAACAAATAAATATTCAGCTTGCCGCTTACTGTTGTGTCTGTTACGCCTGTTGATTCGTCAAGCAGTCCGACAACCTTGTAAGCATCAGTCCCATCAAAGACGCATTTTTTGCCGCCCCAATACACATTGCCAAACGAATATGTGTCAGGAGTTCCGCCGGACTCTGTGTTTGTCACCTCTGCCAGCGTAAGGACATAAAACATTTGCTGGTTGTCAGAGGTGATGCTCAAATCTGTAATGATTCCACCAACATAGGCAGAGCCATACACCACGGGAACCTTATTGTCGCCAGCGGGTGCGATTTGAGGGCGGCTTCCGGGGTTGGCTGTTGCATCATTGGTGCTTGGACCATCAGGGGCTAAAGATTTACTAATGATTGATGATGCAACCATGTTCACGGCAAAAGCCGTTGCCACATAATACCAACTGCCTGCGGCAGCGGCCCCGTAAAGATATGTCGCTACAACTGAACCCGGCATTTACATCACCCAAAATTCTTCTAGTTTCTCAAATCCCATTTTGTCATAAGACAAGTTGGGGCTATTCACCATTTTGCTGATAAAGAAGTTGCAAATGCGACCGCTTTCTTTTAACTGCTTACCTTCTTTGATGTAAGCAGAAATGAGTCTGTGAGCCGCGCTTCCGCCCCTATATTCAGGCTCTACCCAATATGCAAGCTCAGTCAGCAAAAGATGTTTTGGCGACCAACGGCTTGCATGAATTCCGGCTATCAACATTCCAGCGGTCCCATCGTTTTCAGCAATCAATGCCACGCCTTTACCATGAATAATCTCCGTCAGCATGGTTGTGATGTATTGAACATCATCAGCTTCTTTGAGAAACTGCAAAGGAGTATGCTCACGGTAATGGCGTAACTGCTCAATCAAGGCAGGTATGTCAAAAGGTGTGGCGTGACGAACTATCATGCGTTTTTACCGAATTGATAGTTGATGTTTTGAATGAAATTCACCCGGTTCATTGAGGTGTCGCCGGGATTAAAAAACTGCCAAGAGTTATCGTTTGTGTAACGACCCGCAATTCTATTTTGCAAAATAAGTTGAATGGCAGAGGCAGCAACCGTAATTGTTCCAACATAGGAGCGAGTCTCTTCCAGCCAAGATTCTGAAATTGTGAATGATGTGACGATGCCACTAAAAAACTGATACAAACCACCGGAGCCACCAGAGGTAATAAGTTGGTCATCGGTGTTATAAAAGCCATGCCACATTTCAATTTGTGAGCCTTTGACATTTTGACCAAGAACCCAACCAAGCAAAGCTGTATCAATACCAATCAATGTGACAGTTGTTTCATTGGCTGTGCTTTTGATGTCTCGCTGGACATCGCCAACCTTCATCAATGTTCCAACAGCCAAAAATGGATTTGAGTCCACGGCAGAAACCGTTGTATTTGATGGAGCAGTCGTAAATCTATAAACTTGAGAACCTGTGTCCACGCGAACAAAATCCGCAATCCGGATATTGTTGGTTCCGTCAACTGGCGTGATTACGTTCATAGGACGCTTTCAAATGCAGAAAATGAACCATTCCAATTGATGAACGAATCATTGGCAATTGGAACTAATGTATATGTTGGGTAATCTCGCAAAACAACAGGGAAAGTCACGCCGGTATATGTAGCGCCTCCCATAGAAACAGTAGTTCCAAATTCGCCAGCAACGCATCCAATCGGGGCTAGAACGGGAGAAAGCAGGGTGCGATGAACTGGCACATTGACTGTTGTGCCAGAGCCTCTTAAAACGTCTGCGCGAACGATGTATGAATACAAACCAACTTGAACAAAATCGCCAACTTTGAACAAATATTTTCCTGCGGCGATTGACGGCAGAGAGCCAAGAACCAAAGTTCTGTTTGCGCTAGAAGTTTGCCATTCGCAAGCCTCAATTTGAGATTCGGTCATGTCACCCTGATATTGGATGTATCCAATCCAGCCTGTTGAGCCAAAGTTCAAATATTGCGTCAGAGCTTTGTCAGGAATGCGCAAGCTATTTAGAACATCACGATTCTGAGAATACTTTAGGTAGTTCATTGGCTTTAGTTCAAAAGCAAATGGAACCACGGTCAAGATTTCTGATGTCGTGATTTTCTGGTTGCGGCTGATGGTTTGACCAACAAAACGATGGTCATTGATGCCAACGGACTCGCTGATAGATAGGATGGTTTGCAAACTCATGTTATCTGCTCACAGGTAGTGATCGTTGGGCAGACTGATTGACAGCCCAAATCGTTTGTTTGTTCTTTGCCAAGAATTGCGTGGCGGATTGTGTGTCAATCGCGCTCATGTTGGCAATGTATGGGCCGTTGTAGTTAACCACTTGACCGGGCTGGCCCATGGATGACAACTTGTCGTTTGGAATGATTGTGCCTGCGGTGCGAGGAACAAAAATCTCCGGGCCGCGCTCACCAACTAGGGATGGTTGATTCACGGGAGGGTCACCGCCATCAGCAAAGGCTTGCATCATATCGAAGCCAGTTGCAGTCCCCATGTTGACATCACCAGAAGGAGCGCCAAAAAATTTGAATCCCTTAAACATTGAAAGCATTTGAGCTTTCATGGCAATCGCAATCAAATCCTGAATAACGCTTCGAGCAAAATCCTTAAACGCAAACTTGCCGGTGCGCACAAAACTATCAATTGCGCTTTCCATATTGGAATAAACAGACTTGTTCATATCCTCAAGTTTCTTCATTTCAATCTTTTGCTCAATTGCACCTTCTTTTAGTTTTCTAAGCTGCTCCAGTTGCTCTTTCTTTCTTTCTTTGTCAACAGGGTTAATCAGCTTGTCGGCTTCAATTTCTTTCAGTTGTTGAGCAATTTCTAAACGAGCCAATGCAATCTCTAAATCCGTTTGTGAAATCATTACATTGTTTTTGTAGATGTCGTAAAGCTCTTGCTGTTTTTCTATTTCATTTTGTTGAGCGCGAATCTTGTCATCGTATGGCTTTAATGCGTCACGCTGAATGTCGGCTTTTTCTCTTTCCGCCTTGGCAAGAATCTGAATTTCTTTTTCTTTAAGCAGGTCAGCCCTAAGACCAGCCATCTTAAATCGTTCATCAGCATTCTTTTGAGCCTGCTCGTTTTTAGCCATCTCAAGCTCACGCTGCTTGGTAAGCTCAAGTTGCTGAATCCTGTCAAGGCCATAAGATGCCGCCTCATAAGCGGCTTGAGCTTTTGCATCCTCAATTTCTTTTTTGATTTGTCGTTCTTTTTGTGCGCCACCAGCCTTTTCGTAATCGCTAATGCCTTGGGCTTGCTTGGCTTTTTTGGCGGCTTCTTCTTGAACTTTATCCTCTTCTTTTTGCACAAGTGCGGCAAGGCGCTTGTATTCATCAAGCGCCTTTTGCACAACCTCTTTGCTGTAAAGCTGTGGGCTTGCCATCAACTCTGACAGTTTTTTGGATTGAGCATTCAGCAAGGTAACGGTTGGGTCTTCTTCTCGACCAATGCTTTTTGCCCAATTCCAAAATCCTGACGCCTCTTCTTTAACTGCTTTCCATAATTTTTCAATAGTCCCAAGACGAGAACTTTGCGAATCCAGCTGCTTATTCAAGGCTTCCGTAGTGTATTTAATCGCTTCCTGAACTTTACCTTGCTCGTTTAATTGCTCAATGTATTTGTATTGCTGAATTGTAAGAAAGTGGTAAGTGTCATTTAAGCGTTTGGCAGAGCTTGCAGAGCCATCCAAAGATGGAATAAGTGACTGAGCCACCTCTGAGGCTGTTTGACCGCTTAAAGCAGCAATGCGCGTGACTGTCGAGGCCACGGACTGCAAAGACACATTGGTAAATTGACCGCTGGACACAAGCTGCTGCATTGCATCACGGACATCGCCAATTGATGTTTTATAGCTTGCAGCAATAGACTCGGCAAGCCCATTGAAACGCGCCTCGGTAATGCCAGCGTAGTTGCCGGTCAAAATCATGGCGTTATTGAACTTTTTGCTTTCCTCTGAACCTTGGTAGTAGGCAGCACCAAGAGCCAAAACAGAACCAGCCAAACCACCCACAGCCAAACGAACGGGCGTTAAGGCTTCGGCAATACCCGCAAACAAGGGCTTGAATCCGCCAAACTGGTCCTTCAATTGACCACCCTGTTGCAGCAGGACCATGAAGGGGTTTTGACCACCAGCCAAGCTGGTCACGATGTCGGTTGTCTGATAGCTGAGTGCGGCCTGTTGTTGGGCTGTTAAACCACCCTTCTTGCCCTCAACTTGGTTTGCCTTCTGTGCGGCTTGAGCAACTTTATCGTATGCCGCAGCTTTTTCAAGCAACGCCTTTTTTGCTGATTCTGTGGCGTATTGAAAGCGACCGGTATTGATTTGAACTTGTATTTCTTCAACTTTAGTTAAAGTTCGACCATAAGATTTTGTGGCCTCTTCAAGCTGAACCGTAGTCTTAGCTGCATCGTTGGTGTCGCGCTTGATTTGATTGGAGAAATTCTTAAACTTCTTTTGAGCGTCCTCTAATTCGCGGACGAGTTCGCCGGAATCTAGGCCAAGGACAACGCCAAGTCGAGCAATATTTTGTGAGGCTCCAGCCATGTCTTACACCTTCTTTTTGGCTAATCTCTGAACAAAAGCGCCCATGCGCATTTCCATTTCAGATTTTAGTATGTCAGTTACTCTCTTGCGGTTTTGCTCCAAAGAAACTCGCAGGAAAGGGTGTTGTGGAGTGGTTGCGTTTCCAAACTCTTGAGACAAAGACACGGCACTTTTCTTGACAGAAACAACCGCAATCGCTGCGTCTGATTCGTTGACAAAGTGCGACATCTTGTCTTTTTCGCTTGGAACTCTGGCATCCAATCGGACTGTGTTTTTCAGGTGAGGCTGGTTGGCTTTTCTTGCAGGACGGTTGGCGTCATACGGGGCCAATGCTCTAGCCGTTTCCTCGACAGGCCGCATGGCGGCTTCTGCCGATTTTGTCAGGATGCGGCGGAACTCTAGGTTCTCACCACGGGAGCTAATTTGGCTCGACAACTGCAACAGCGTCGATTCAAGCTCCGCAAATCCTTCCAGCTTCACAATCACGATATTTTCTCCAAAAAGCTCTTTGGAACACCCTTGGATGTTGCCATGAACCCTAAAAGCTGTCTATTCCTTTGTTCGGCCTTTTCTTCCTCTGTAAGAGGTGGAATGATGTATTCGTGAGCAGAGGGCAGCACATCCTGCATTTTGTAAGGCGCTGCGTCCTTTTTTAGCTTGGAGTTGATGTTGCCGGTCGTCAAAGTGCTTAAAGCTAACAAGACGGACTTGTTTCCAATCATGCCATCAGCAAACATGATTTCGATGTTTCGCATCTCGTCTGAGGGAATTTCGTCGGGACAGCCCCCATGCGCCCAAACATAAGCTCGGGCCTGTGCGCGACTGTCCCTTACGAGTTTTTTCGGGCGTCTTTGTAGCCGGGTTGGATGGCCTCGCTGATGGCGTCCATGATTTGCATTTGGACTGCCAAGGGCCATTCGGCCTCGATGTCTTCGTAGGTGATGTCGTCCATCGAGCCATTTGCCGGAATGAGCAGGCGCACATACTCGACGATGCGGTTTTCCATGGTCAAAACAGCCGTGGCAAGCTCTTTGGTGGACTTGCCATTGATGATGACATCATCTTCCTTGACCTCGATGCCAGCCTCGGGCATATCAACCAAATCAGAGGTCATCTCTTTGAATCGAGCCTCAAGTTTGATGGGGTCAATCTCTGCCACACGCTTTTGCAGGGCATTTAGTTCAGCAGTCAACGGGACGCGAACCTTGAATTCAAATCCACCAGCGGTGAATGTGCGAGTGCGAATCTGCGCGACCGCGCTCTCATATTTCTTGCCAAAAGCGGCAGAAAGTTTTGTCATATCGTGTCCTTTATTTTGCTTTGATAATCTTGTGGAAAATCTCTTCGTTCAACGCAATAGCATACTGCACCGCCTCTTGAGGGGTGAGTTTATCTGCGTGATGAATTGCTATGTTGTGAGCCAGAGCGATAGCTGTGATGCGCTGCTGTTGAAACCCAAACCAATCCTTGCGGGAATCGGCTTGGGTTACAAGAAAACTCAACAGGTCATTATTGTCTTTTATTGATACTGTCATGTTTTGTGGTTTAGGTGTTGTTTGACCAGCCGTAGCTATTGCCACCGATGGGGTGGATAGTGAAGTTGAACTTGCCTTCGGCGGAGGGCGACATATCCCAAGACATACCGCCGATCATGCCGTTGAATGCGTATGCAACGGTGTCTGTGCCATCATAAACAGCAACAACATAGGTGCGCACGTTTGTGCCGCCATAACCGTCAGCGCGAATCAGCAACTGAGCAGGGTCGGCAGGGTTCCAAGGTGCGGTCACAGCCAAAGATGTCACTTGGTTTTGAGTGGTAATCTTTGCGCCGGTACGAGCGCCAGCCACAGAGTAAGCAGCCACAGCATCGTCAGCGCCGAAAGCAGGGATTGCTTCCACGGGAATTTGAATGCCAGAACCACCTGTGCCGCCAGCCGATGTGCCAATGATGTCAGCAACTTGACCGGTCCATGTAGCCAACTGAGCGTCTGTCAAAGGAGTGGGTGTATCACCCTCTTGACACCACAAGGTTGCAACGTAACCGGGTAAGACTTTATTGATAAGAGCCATTTGGATTTCTCCTGAAAAAAGTTGATTGGTCTGTCTTATGCTGGAACATCAATCACGCAATCCAAAAAGATTTGCGCCATATTCTGCTCGTTGTCATAGCTGTTGTAAAGCCAATATACATCGGCTTTGGCAATGAAGAACCCGTCTGTCGGACTACCAAATTGCCCACTATAACCGTGAAGCGATTGTAATATCTGATCGGAAATAGTGAAACCATCTTCTATCTTCTGTGTGAAGATAGAAATTTGAAATGTTGGGCGGTCAATGCCTTTGTTGCCTTGAGTCTGGCCCGTGTAAACCGGCTGGTGAACATTACGCAAATTCCAAGTCAGGAACTTGGGCTGAGTCGCAAAGTTGCGGTTAAACGATGCGTAGACAGGCACAGGATTGACGATTTGAGCCAGTTGATACTGAATCGCCTTGCCATACAGAACGGGATTAAGCTGTGTTGTCATGCTGCGGTCGATGGGTCAGAACGGTAACACAGGAGCATGACCGTCATGCGGTCATTTGCCTCCCGAACATCGGTAATACGCCACTCATTGCCGCGCCAAGTGATCGAATACAAATTCTGATGGTCCACAATCTGTTTGATATTTGGCGTGTAGTTGAGGGTGAAGTTAACCAAGTCTTGATACAGGCGATATTTTTCAGCAATCTTGACGCTGTTTGCCACATCAGCCACACGCGCCCGAGTGTCAAACCATTTGGTCGAAATGGTTTCGCCCTCGCCAAAACTGCTCTCAGCAAATGTGAGATTGTTTACAGCGATGTTCTCAAAACGCGCTATTGCCATTTACATCACCAAAGGCTTGTAAGGACGCAACAGCACATCAACACCCAAAGGAATGCGGTGCTGAATTGGGCCAGTTGTTTCGCTGCGGTTGTTGTATAAATGCGTCAACCAAAGCAGGCCAGCCTGTTGAATCACGGGATATGAGGCAAGAGGATTGGCTGCTGTTGTGTATTCGCAATACACAGGGCTGGTCATCGAGCTATTCAGATTTGTCGGCAGGTTAGCAATAACCACTTTGTTGCCGGAGGCGTCATAGTAATACTGGTCTGCTGCGACAGTAATCAACTCTGGCGGATTATTGTCGTTCCAATACTTCACGGCATTTACCGTGACACCGGGGAGGGCGGGGTCGGTGTTTTGGCTGACAGCAGGCAAATCCAAAGTCAATGGAGTGCCATACAAGCTCGATGCGTTGTACCAAACGCGATACGAGGTGGGGAAAATTGACATTCCGAGGTAATCCTCGATTGCCATGCGAACCGCCACCTCTAGGCCGGTTAAATAACCGTCTTGACTCTCATCATCAAACAAGTTGATTTGTTGGGTGATTTGCTCAAGAGTCAACCAAGCCGTTGAAACGTCACGATTGATTTGCTCCGTCTTTGCGTAGTTGAACGGATTGCGCGTGGGCGCACCGTAGTTCAAATAACCGAGTTGTGAATCAACGGACATCTTTTACCTCTTAGGCTGCGCTCATGCGGACGCCAGCAAACGGATTGCGAACTGTGGAAACCATACGCTTCTCGGCATACATCGTAACGTAGCCGGGTTGCGTTTGGTCCATCATTTTCACAGTCATTGTTTCTGTGTCGCCAATGGTCAAGAACTGGCCCCAATTCGCCAAGTAGATTGGGAAATCAGACGACAGGTATGGGTTTGGAATCACAGGGAAGCCAAACACGCGACCAACAGCAGCACCATCAGCGTCACCAATTTCAAGGAACAAGGGCAATCCTTGGTCATCCTTCAATTGACGCAACGCGGTAATCATGGCGGGTGTCATGTGCCAAGCAGTTGTTGGCAAAGACCAGTATTGCGCAGGCAACGCATTAGTCATGGCAACAATGTTGTTGTACGCCACAGGCGAACCATCCAACGATACGGTTGCAATGGTGTGGATGCCATCGGTCATGGCTGTGCCACTTGTGCCGTATGCGCTGGTTGTGTCGGACAAATAACTATCCAAACCACGCAAGCCCAATTCGCCACCGGTGGAGGTAGTGCTTGTGCCTGTTTGGTCGTTGTTGAGGACCATGGATTCGCCTTCGAGTTGCGAGAATTCCAATGCGAGGTCATCAACGATTGCAGGGTCAAGGCCATTCACATCCGACAACACAGCCGAACGGATAGGCAATTGAGCCACTAAGACGCGAACTGGCAATTGCCAAATCACGGTGTCAACATCGGGAGAGCCGGTGTTGGGAGTGAATTCGTAACCCCATGGGTTTGTTGAGTCAGCGGCGTTACCAACCTTGGCAACGAACTGAGCGTCAGAGCCAGCCACGGTGATTTGGCGGGAGCCTTGACGTAATGGGTTTGCTTGACGTAACGCAGCAAAGGCGTCATCAAACACGACATTACCACCAACACCCGAACCAGAACCAGTAATTGCAGAGGCTTCTTTCAGGTCAATGGTGACTTCGCCACCTTCGGTAATGGCTTGCTTAATGCCGTTCAGGATTTTTTCATTGATGGTCATGGTATTTCCAATGAGAGTTAAGAAAGGAGGGGCCGAAGCCCCTCCAATGGCAACTATCAGGCGGCAGTTGCAGTTGAGCGATAACGCACACCTGCAAATGGGTCGCGAACAGAGGTTGCCAAACGCTTTTCACCGAAGAAGGTGATGTAGCCGGGCAATGTCTGGTCGTAACGGCGCATGACCATGTTCAAGCGGTCCACGATAGTGTGGAAGCGTGACCAATCACCGAAGTACATTGGATACAAGCTAGTTGTGCCAGCAGAAGCTGTGGTCAATTGGCTTGGAGTGTCCAAATACTTGTTCACCACCACATCGAAGCCGAGCAAGCGGCCTGCGATACCGGGGGTTTCGAGGGGAGACATACGCTCGAACACGGGAGTGCCGTTGTCGTCCACCAAACCACGGATTTGCGACAGCAAAACAGGGTTGACAACGAACTTGGCGCTTTCTGTCCAGTATTGTTGTGGCAAGGCGTAGATGAAGTTCACAACGTCTTGATATTTGATGTTGGCTGCGCCCACCACGTTGGTGTTAGAAGTCAACTGGTCGTATGTAGCCAAGCTGTGCAAGCCGCTGGTAGAACCTGTGCCGCTAGAGCCGAAGGCTGCGGTAGAGGTAGAACCACCGGTGTAAGAACCGTTAGCACCGCCGTATTGGTTCAAGCCGCGCAGACCGTTCGAGCCGCCGTATGGCAAGCTGGTCAAGCCTTGGTCGTTGTTTTGAATCATTGACAGAGCTTCGGCTTGTGCGAATTCAGCCAACATATCGTCAACCACGTTTGCTTCCAAACCGTCGATGTCGTCCAAAGCAGCGGTGCGGATTGGGAACTGCACGTTCAAGTCTTGCAGGACCAATTGCCAAATGGTTGTGTTTTCAGTTGTAGCTGAACCGTTGTTCTGAATGCCATAACCCCATGCAGCACCAGCGTTGCCGGTCTTCACACGGAATTGATAGCTAGAGCCATCGGTAGCCACGGTGCGTGACACGCCGCGCAAGGGGTTAGCCAAACGCAGAGCAACAAACACAGGGTCATAAGCGGTGCGACCGCCCTTACCGTCACCACCGCCTGTCAGGGCAGAGGCTTCTTTCATGTATGCTTCGTATTGGCTTTCGTCAGCAAACACTTGCAATTGCTTCTCGAAAGTGGACTTGCCATTAGCAAGTTCTTTCAGTTGCTCACGCACATGACGGTTCACATCTTGGCGAACGGTCTTGGCTTTTTCTTTGTGCACCACGGGGGCGGGAATAGCGGCAACTTTGGCTTCCAAAGCGGCAACCATTTCGCTCATCTCGGCCTTAACGGTTTCGATGGCGGCAGGGATTTTTGCTTCAACAGCTTGGATTGCTTCGGCTTGTTTCAAGTCGATTGCATCCAGTTTTTCGATGATTTCTTTTGACATGATTAACCTTTCAGTCGTTTGTCGAGTTGTTTCAGAAGTTCACGCTGCTCAATAGCCGCGAGAATTTCAGCTTCGGTCGCTTCCACATCAGACTCACTCTGTTGAGGCGCAGGTTCAAGATTCTCTTGTGCAACATCACGCTGCTCAAGCACTTTCTTGAATGTAGATGCGGCAGCGACCGCATCTTTTTTGGAGAGTCCAACTTCACGAAGGGCTTGCTCCAAAACTTTCAAATCGGCAGTTCCATCAGGGCGAAAATATTCCAGCTTCTGAACTTCTGCCATTGGATTGTTGGGATACATCACCACGGAAACTTCACGCAAACCACCCTTGGTGATTTGGAAGTAACCATCTTCCCAATAATCGCCAGAACCGGCGGGGTATGGTGTTCCGTCTTCCTTAACCCATTGATATTCTTCGGCGTATGCGCCAACAGAAACGCCACCAAACATATTGGGGCTTTCGCTCATCACTTGATACAAGTCAGAGCCTTGGGTGGTGTTCATGTAAAGGCGACCTTGTGCGGTCATGCCCTTGTCGTCAAACTCAAACGATGTCCATTCACCAACGGGAACTGCATCAGCATTGTGATTGACAAACATAGGCAGCGGACGACCAGCTTTGCTGAATTCGTCAGCCCATTGCATGAATGATTCGGGTTGATAGTTAAAGCGCCGACCATCGGCTCCTTCGCGTGGACCCCAAGTGGTGACAGTTGCCTCAATCTTGCCACTCGGCTCGTCGTTTGTTGCGCTTTTTTCGAGAACCAGTTTGGCCTCGCATACCATCAGATAGTTTTTGGTCATGGATTACCTCATCGACTTTAGAACGGTCAATGTCTTTTATTGTATTCGGTGGTCGGCCTCGTCTTGGAGGCGGCAAACCATGTGGCTTGTATGTTGCCAAGGATGCTACCACTAATCGAAAAATAAGTGACAAGTTTATTTTCCGATATTCATCTTATTCTTTTGATTTCCACCACCGCCGCCCGTGTCTTGGGGTGAGGAACCCGGCAAATCTTCGGTTGCCTTCGGGTCTTTTCGTAACTCATCTCCGCCTTCAATACTTGGTTTGCCAAGATATTCACGCGCTTCGTTTGGCGTAAATATGCCGGAATCAACAGCGGCTTTTGCAAAATTCATTTGGTCCAAAGGTGCACCCTTTAAGAAATTCGAGGTGTCGAATTGAATGCACAACGATGGATAACCGGGGAACAATTGCTGCTTGAGCTTGTCTTGCACGTTCACAATTGTGGGATACATCGTGGACTTGTAAAACTCATCCAACATGGTTTGAGTGTTGTTGTATTTCTGGTCTGCGATACCAATCATCGCTGGTGGCACACCAAACAAACCACAGATACGCTTCATGGTCTGAATCTTCAATTCAGCAGCTTGCGCATCTTGCAAAGTCAGAATGTCAATGGTCTGATACTTCATACCCTGATCGAGCAACATACCTTGACCGGGCTTTGATGGGTCTGTCTTTTGACTGCCAGTAAGACTTGACCACGCCTCTTTCAAACGGGCGGCAATCTCTTCGTATTTGCCGTTTGGAATCACTTGGTCGGTCACAAACATACCGCTTGGCTTCGCGCCATTGAGCATGATGAAGTTTGCGTAAACGTCGATGTCCTGATCGAGCGAAACCAACTCAGCAGCCAAGATGCCTTTGTTGAAACCGGCAGAACCTTGCCATGCGGCCTCTTTAACGTGCATCACCTGATGAGCCTGCAATGGCTCGTCTTTGCTGAAACCGTATGAAGGGGTGGATAGGCGATATGAAGGGTAACGCGCTGGATTGATTGTCACGGCAATCAATGTTGAGTCCAGCACATACATTTCCATGGGCGTTTGAGTGGGACTCTTTTGGTCTTCTCTCCACCATAGGGTAAATGCTTCGCCAGAAAGCTCGTACCACATCAGCCATTGATACCAGAATTCGTATTTGGATTGGAAGTTGTTGGGGTTGTTCAACAGCTTGGCGACCTGCTTGGCCTTATTCTTGTCTCGCACACCAACCTTCTCATCTTTTGTCGCGTCAAGGTAGGTTCCGTTGTCAGCCTCTTGCATCACCTTGATTGGAAGCTGCGCCAGCGCCCGAGCCTTCGCGCCTACACAGGCCATGACGGTGCTGTTGCGAGTCAGCAACGACATATCGACCGGACGACCAGCGGTATTGGTCGAAGAGGTCGTGACGTAGAGGATTTGGGTGTTTACTGTGGGGCGAGTATTGCTGCCCGAGTAGATGACGTTGTTACCTAGAGCCGTTTGACCAAAG